CATAAACACTCTAGGCGGCAACTGTGGATCAGAAATTTTGACGCAAGATCCATCAAGCCCTAGAAAAATCGTAGGAATACATGTAGCAGGTTCAGCCGGGAGAGGCTTTGGCAGATGGATATCAGTAGAAGAGACAGTAATCGATCCCAATGCAGAGAGTTATCAGAAAAAACCGGGCACAATTCCAAGAGCAACGATTGCCCAATCAGGAACAGTGGTAATAAGAAAAGTTAAGCCAGTTAATCAACCGTCGAAGACTAAAATTGAGAAATCGGAGTTGTATGGAACTTTCGAGAGCAAAATGAGACCAGCTTTATTGAAGGACCGAGGTGACATCTCTCCGTACAAGCTAGCAATAGGCAGATACAATGTTCCACGAGGCAAGTGGGACCTTTCAGACGTTAACGAGTACACGGATCATTACTTAATGAGACCGTTTAAGGACTATGAGGACTATCAACGCGTACTTACCATTTGGGAAGCAGCGTTTGGGGTAAATTTGGAAGACTGGAGCCAGAAGCAGAAAGGAACTAAATTGTTACCGGTACCAAGGAACAACTCGGCAGGGTACCCATGGATTACTTTAGGAAAAGGAACTAACAAGACTTATTGGCTAGGAAAGGATGACAACAAATTTATTCATGACGACTTGGAGAAGGCAGTATTAGACTTAAAGGAACGAGCATTGAGAGATTCTGAAGAGAGACCAATTTTTATTGACACACTTAAGGACGAAAGGCGGGCGTTTGACAAGACAGACTATGATCAACCGGAGAAGATTAAAACGCGACTTTTCTCGGCGAGTCCAATGGACTTCACAATATTCGCGAGGATGTACTTGGGAGCTTTTGTGCTTTCACTACGAGCGAATAAGGTGGAGAACGGATTTACCGCAGGAATTGACCCTCTTAGTTTAGATTGGACAGCTATTGCAAACTCTTTGCAATCGTATGGAGACAATTGTTTTGATGGCGATTGGTCAGCATTTGATGCATCGCTATCTATTGATTTGGTCAAGGGATTTTTTGACCAAGCAAATAGGTGGTACCAGCATTTTGATGACCAGTGGTCCTTGGAAGACGACAAGGTGAGAACATGGATAGGAAAGTGCACAGCAACATCGTGGCACTTACAACGAGAGAATGTAGTTCAATGGAACGGAGCTTTACCTTCGGGAGCTTTTGGTACGAATGATATAGATTCAATGGCGAATCTCTTTGTACTTGCAAA